ATGGGGTGGCTGATGGGGCTCGAACCCACGACCACTGGAATCACAATCCAGGGCTCTACCAACTGAGCTACAGCCACCTCTGACTGCTTGGAATGGCACAAAAACGGCACATTCCTGAATTTTTAACCCTGCGGCGCCTTATAAATCAACAGCTTAGCGAGACAAAGTACCGGTATCACAATCGGAATTGACAATCCTAACCTATTGATTGAGCGTTTCTCAGTGTTGAGTGACGCATGCTGTGTCACGTTTGTGCGGCACAAAACCGGCACAAAAAAAATGCCCCGGCTGAGCGGGGCAAAACCTCGTGTTGGCAACTGCGAGGTGTTCTATCTTGTCGCCAGGACGTACAGGCCGACGTTGCTAAAGGCGTAGCCCGCGTACACGACGCACATGGGCAGGTTGCCCTTCAGCCCCTGCTCCACGGCGATCCAGGCGTAGATGGCGCCTGTCAGCGCGATCAGCCAGCCGCTCATTGCCGAGATGACCTGGCGGCCATCTTGCGCCGGATTTCTTCAGCCTCCTCCTCGGCCACGGGCTCGGCAAGCTGGAACAGGGTGCCGTCCTCGACCATCTTGTGGAGCTGCGCAATCATTTCCTGCAGCTCCTCCTGTGTGCCGTCGAAGTCGTCAAAGCACCCGGGCGCAAATTCGATCTGGGGTTTGTTCTCGCTCATGGTCAATCGGCAAACAGCCGCCCTCTGAAGTAGGCCCGGCCGTCATCGCGCACGGCGCAGAACTCAGGGTGCAGCAGCACCCCCTCCTTCCACGTCAGCACCGCGAACCCTGACTGCCAGTTGAAGCCGGGCTTGCCAAGCCGGTAGTCGAACTCCTGCTGGTCGTCATCGGCCAGCATCCCCGTCTTGATGCCGTAGTGCGTGCCCTTGAAGCCCTTGTGTGCTTTGCAGCCTAGCTCATGGGTGTGGCCGGTCACTGTATGACAGCCACCCTTTAAGACGTCGTTCCAGCCGCTGTGGATGCCCGCGTGCCAGTCGTGGATGATGACCATGTCGTCGTTGACGTCGATCCGGTCGGAGTCCATCCACTGCGGCAGGTGGTCGCGGAGGGTGAACCCGGCGATGCCCTCGTACTGCGGCACCATCGACGACAAGCGCGACTCGAAGCGCGCGCAGTGGTTGCCGTAGGTGCGGAACAGGTGCGTGCCTGGCACGATCGCCCGCTCGATGTCGCCGGTGCGCTCCAGGACCGCCTCGAGCTCCTGCTTGACCGTGGGCGCTTGCTTCCAGCGGATGCGGGGGTGCCGGCTGATGCTGCCGCCGTCCAAGATGTCGCCGTTGAGCACCACGGCCTTGACCTCTCGGCCCAGCTCGGTGATCAGGTTGCACAGGGCCTTGTGCGCCACCGGGATCACGCCTGGCGAGTAGTGCGCGTCCGAGCCGACCAGCACCACGCCGTCGTGAATCTCCAGCCGGTTGACGTCCCGGCGCGAGGACATGATCGCCCGCAGGGCCGTGGGGTCGTGTTTTGTGGCCTTGGGACTGTTGGCCACCAGGGCGATGCCGTGGCGCTGCTCGATCGATTCGCGCCGCAGGTAGATGGCGCGAATGCTTAAGCCCAGCTGCTCGCTCAGGCGTGCTGGCGAGCCGCCGGCCGCGTGCCAGGCTGCAATGAACTGCTCATCCCTTTTCTTGCTGGGGTAACCCATTGACCACTCCAAACAGGACCACCTCAAGCACGTTGATCACCCCGTGTTCTGCAGCCTCAAGCTGCTCGGGGGTTGCGCCACGGTCCTGTGCAGTAGCGATCAACTCGTAGAGAAAGACATGCAGCACCTCGTGCAGCGCCGTCTGAGATAGCGACTGTTCGTTGATGGTCGTCGCACCGAAGTCGCCGAGTCGGTACGTGGCCAGCTTGGCCTGGTCGTTCATTAGGACCGAGGCCATGGCATCAGTTGCCGGCCGTTCGCCGCGCTCCATGCGCCAGCGATGCAGCCCCAGCACTGCTTGCCAGTGCTTGATGTATTGGTCGAACTGCTGGGCTTGTTCGCGGGTGGGGGCGTTTACTGCTTTTGACACACGCCCCTCACGTAAGCCTGCAGTCCTATGACCTGCGCCGCCAGTCGGTCAGCATCTTCTGCCACTCCAACAAGAGCTGATGCACACGCTCCGAGTAGCTGCCCTTCAATGGTTCCAACATCAGCTCGGATGGGGGTGGCGGAAGCTTGGGTGGCGGCACCACGGGCGGCGAGCTGGTCGCGCAGCCGGCCAAGCTCAGCGCGAGCACCAGCAGCGGCAGCCTCAGCTTTGCGTTTGTCTTGCACATATTTGTCCTCCAGCTTCTTGCGCTCGGCCACCAGCTCCTGCTCGCGCTCGCGGGCGGCCTTCTCCGCGGCCAGCTCCTTGGCCTGGTACTCAGCGCGCACGGCCTTCTTGCCGTTGAGGTAGGCCTTCCAATGCGTGCCGGCCAGGACGACCGCCACGATGGCCACGATCACGAGCCGGATGTACATAGTCGGTACTCCTGCTGCCGCCTGATCGTCAGGCCCCGTAGTGGTTGGCCCTTGAATTTGTCCCAGCGCAGGATCTCCGCGCAGGCGCCGGCGTAGTCCTCGGCGTTGAGCTTCCTGACCAGGGTGCTGCCGCAGAACGCGGTCGGGCCGTTGTTGTAGGACAGGCTGATGTAGGCGTCGTACTCATGCTGGTGCAGCGGCACCTTGACGCATCGTTTGAGGGCGCCCTCGTACTTCTGGACGTCCTGCAGGGCCCTGGTCAGGGCCTTGGGGGGTGTGATCGTGTCACCGGGCTTGACGCCCTCGGTGGTCCCGAATCCGATCGTCGGAACGTCACCCGGGACCGGCGTGTAGGCCCGGTCGCTGTAGCCCTCGTGAAGCGCGATGCCGACTAGTGCTGTAGCACTTAGTGCTAGGCCGGCGAGCTTCACGCGGTCCATTTAATCCTCGTCGCGCATTCGCTTGTCGTGCTCGGCCTGGCGTCGCCTGTCCTCTTTGTGCTTGTAGTACCAGTTCACGCCGAGGCCGGCGATACCGATGCCGAGGCCGGCCAGCATCCCGAATTCAGAGGAGAGGAACCAGGCCACCACGCTGGCACTCGCGCCGGTGTAGGTCGCTTTGCTGCCCGCGGCCGCCAACGTGGCGTCAAGTGTTGCGTGGTCGGCTGACACTGTTCTCTCCTTACTCTTGAACAGGCGCAGCATCATCTGTCGCCTCCTTGGGGATCTGCTGCTCGGCTTGTGCGCGGATCTTTGCGGCCAGGGGCCACACGTTGGTGCTAGTGGGCAGTTGCCCCATGACGTTCAGCACAGCGTTGACTTCTTGCAGGTCGAGCTTCAGGGTGATTTCCATGTGGGATCTCCAGTGGGTTGTCGTGGTAATCGCTGCGCGGTGCTGTATTCGCACCGCTGCAGGCATTTTATTGGGCCGCCAGGCGCAGCGGTTCCAGGTTCTCAGTCGTCCAGAAGTCCTTGGCCAGCATGATCTGGAGGTGTTCCTTGTTCCGACGCACACAGTCGGCCCAGTCCTCGTCGGTCATGCCTTCGGGCTTACCGGCGTTCAGCAGGTTCACGCTGTCCATCGCGGCAGAGAGGTGTTGAGCGATTTGCTCTGCGGTGGGGGTGTCGATGATTTCAGACATTTGAGTTTCCTTTCAGGGTTGCAAGTTCGGCTTTCACCGAGTCGAGTTCGGTTTTGAGTTGCTTGATCGCATTGACCATGTGCCAGAAGATTTCATCAGAATCAACACCCAAAACTCCGGTGGATTCTTCAGTTACGCAGTTTGGACACACCTCTTGCAGTTCTTGAGCAATTGGGCCAAGTTGAACCCCCGGCTTACGAATTGCAAATTTCGGGTCAACTTCAGTAATTTCTTCAGGCAAGCGATACTCAAAGTTTCGCACTCGGATTTGGCTGATGACATCAATGCCTTCGTTGTTGTCAACGATGTTCTTCTTCAGGCGGCGGTCAGATGTGGTTGACCAAGAAGATGAGTTATTGCCTTGGTAGACACCACCATCATTTGGCTGAATGAATCCGGTGCTATCGCCTTTACCTGTTGCTTGGTTGTTATCTGCGGAAATAACAATCTGATAATTACCACCGGCAGCACTTGTGGCTGTAGTAAATCCAATTAAAGTGTTATATGCGCCAGTTGAAAGTGTCGTTCCAGAGTCATAACCAACACAGGTATTGTATGATCCAGTTGTAATACTGCCACCTGCATTCCTACCAATACTTGTATTTTGCGTACCAGTGGTATTCGCAAACAGCGCCCGATATCCAAAAGCGGCGTTGTCAGTAGCGGTGGTGTTTGACTTTAATGCACTTGCGCCAACCGCAGTGTTTTGTGAGCCGGTGGTGTTTGAACTACCAGCGCCAGTTCCATTTCCTGCCTCTCCGCCAACGAACACATTGTTACCGCCGGTAGTATTAGATGAACCTGCCGAGTAACCAATAAAGACGTTACTTCCACCGGATGTATTGGAAACACCCGCGTAGAACCCCATGCCTACGTTGTAGGTTCCTGAGTTGGATGTAGATTGCCCTGCGTTATAGCCAACCCATACAGAATTGGTGCAACCGCCCCGGCCTGCTTGGTAGCCAATACCAATAATGCCGCTACCGTTACCGCTATTGCCTGCGTTGTATCCGAGGAATGTGTTTTCTGCGCCTGTTGTGATTCCATATCCGGCCTGATACCCCACAGCAGTGTTGTTGGAGGCGGTGGTGTTTCCGTAAAGACTGGCTGTTCCGCAGGCCGTGTTTTGAGAGCCTGTAGTGTTTGCAGCCAACGCACCATCACCAAAAGCCGCGTTGTGACTACCTGTGGTATTAAACCTCAGTGCCGCATACCACTGAATCCCACTGCCTGAGTTTCCTCCAAATGCCGTGTTGTAACTTCCGGTGGTGTTTGCGTAAAGGGCCATACCACCAACGGCAGTGTTCTCAACTCCGGTGCTGTTTACATATAGCGACTGAAAACCAACAGCGGTGTTGCCGGAAACGGTAGTGTTGTTCAGCAACGCTTGATACCCAACAGCGGTGTTGCTTGCGCCGGTGGTGTTGCTATATCCCGCCTGATAACCAACAGCGGTGTTGTTGGAGGCGGTGGTGTTGACATCAAGCGCTTGATATCCGATTGCCGTATTGTTTGAGCCGGTTGTGTTGGCCCCTAGCGTTTCATAGCCCAGTGCAGTGTTGTAGTTGCCCGTGGTATTACTCAGCAAAGAAAACGAAGCAAAAGCAGCGTTTCGAGTACCAGTAGTATTTGCATAAGCCGCCTGATAACCCACAGCAGTGTTGTAAGAGGCGGTGGTGTTGGAGTACAGCGCGGCCCCGCCCAAAGCGGCATTAAATGCGCCAGTCGTATTGCTATACCCCGCCTGATAACCAACGGCAGTGTTATTGGATGCGGTGGTGTTGAAGTAGAGGGAGTCGGTTCCAACAGCGGTATTGTTAGAGCCGGTAGTGTTGGCTCCTAGCACGCTATAACCAATGGCACTGTTATTGCCGCCAGTCGTGTTGGCGTAAAGCCCACCATAACCGACAGCAGTGTTGTAGTTACCAGTTGTATTGGTATACATACTGGCGTAGCCAAACGCATGGTTTCTATCGCCTATCGTGTTCGAACGAAGCGCCTCCCAACCGACAGCAACAGCATAGTTGCCTGTGGTGTTTGACAAGAGAGCGTTATTGCCGACCGCTGTAATACGCTCGCCCGTTGTATTCGCCGCCAAAGCACTCGCACCCACCGCAGTGTTGGTGGACACAGCACCCGCGCCACGGCCTACGCGCACGCCCTGGAATGTCCAGTCTTGCGTCGCGGTGCCGGCTCCAGACTGCGTGATCCGCAGCCGCTCGCTGATGCCCGCGGCGCCATCGGGCGTCGTGCCAAACACCAGGTCGGCCGGCATGTCGTTGGCGCCTGGCGCTGCCGCGACCTGGGACCAGATCGCCGCGCCCTGCAGGAACTGCGTGCCGTCGTAGCCGCGGAACACAATGTTGCCCAGGATGTCGCCGTTCTGGACGACCGAGCTGCCGCGGATCTTCTCAAGGCCTAAGTAGGACGCGTTGGCGTCGTTGGCGGTGTTGCGCTGAATGAGCTGCGGATAGAACCCGCTGTTAGACACCAGCGCGATACCGGCCGACGTCACGTTGTCAGGCGTTGTCGTGCCGATGCCAAGCACGCCGGTGGAGCTCACCACGAACGGGGTGGCGTCAGCCGCCACATCCTCGATGTACAGCGCGTTACCAGATCCCGTTTGCGTGATCTTGAGCGCGTCGCTTGAGGTGTTGGCCGTGATCGTCTGATTGGCGGTGAACACGTTGGCCGCGGCCAGCTGCGCATAGATTGCCGCCGGCACATAGGCCGCCACCCAGGCCGTGCCGTTGTAGACGCGCGTCTCGTTGGCCACCGTGTTGAAGTACAGGTCGCCCGCGGTCACCGGGTTGCCGTTGCCGTCGACTGTGGGGTCAGACGCGAGCGGGCCCAGATACTGAGCGCGGAAGTTGAACAGCGCAGTGGATGCCGTGCTGGCCGAGCTGGAGGCGCTTGATGCGCTCGACGACGCGCTGTTGGCGCTGTTTTGCGCAGCGGTCGCGCTCGCAGCCGCTGCAGCAGCAGACGCAGCCGCCGACGTCGTCGAGCCGAAGATCGTGTCGATGTAGTTCTTGGTCGCGCCGTCCTGCGCATTCACCGGGTCACCCATGCCTGTGATCCGGTTGGTGCCCATGGCCAGGGCGCCGGTCATCGTGCCACCCGACAGCGACAGCTTGGCGTTCAGGCCGGTGTCGGTGTAGTTCTTGGTGGCCGCATCCTGGGCGTTGGTCGGATCACCAAGGCCGGTGATCTTGCTTGTGCCCATGGCGATCGGGCCCGACATCGTGCCGCCGGTCAGCGAGAGCTTGCCCGCCAGCAGCGTGTCGGTGGCCGTCGAGGTGTAGGCGTCGGTGATGCCGTACCCGGCCAGCGTCGTCGGGTTGGTGCCCGCCGTCACGCGGCCATAAGTGTCCACCGTCACCGACCTGTAGGTGCCGGCACCCACGCCCGTGGTCGCCAGGTCGATCTCGTCGGCACCCACCACGATGCGAGAGCTCGACGCCGACTGCACATTGAGCGTGTTGCCGACCTTGACCATACCGGCGCCGGCAGTGATCTGCCCAGCGCCCGAGAACTGCTCAAACGTCACCGCGGTCACGCCCAGCGTGCCACCAGGCGTCACCGTGCAGACCCAGCCGCTGTTGTCGCTGACGGTGCCGTCCTCGACGAACACGAACGCGCCTACCAGCTCGTCCCAGGTGTTGGCATCAGCCGCACGCGACCAGGAACCCGCAGCGGCCACGTAGATGCCGTTGTTGGCGGCCGTCGACTGATCCTTGACCAGTACCCGGTCGCCGGCGATCACGGCCACGCCGTCGATCGTCTGCGTGCCGCTCAGCGTGATGTTGCCGGTGGTCGCAGCGCGCACGCTGCCCTTCACATCCAAACCCTGCGCCACGCTGTCGACGTAGGCCTTGGTGGCCGCGTCAGCGTCGGCGGTCGGAGTGCCCAGGCCCGTGATCTTGTTGGTGCCCATAGCAATGGCACCGGACATCGTCCCGCCGGCCAGCGCCAGGCGCGTGGCGATCTGGCCATCGACGTAGGTCTTGTTGGTCGCGTCGCCACCGGACACCGGCGTGCCCAGACCCGTCACCAGGTTGTTGCCCATGGCGATGTTGCCGCTCATGGTGCCGCCGGAGAGGTTGAGCTTCAGCGCGTCCTGCGTGTCGACGTAGCCCTTGTTGGCCGCGTCGCTCGCGTTGATCGGGGTCGACAGCCCGGTGATGGTCGCCGAGCTGCCGGCCACCATGTCCAGCGAGCCGTTGATCACTAGGTCGTTGAACGTCGAGGTGCCGCTGGCCGCGGTGATGTTGCCGAGAACTCCACCTGTTGCGGTAATGGCACCAGTCGCGGCAAGAGTAGACGCGAAGGTGGCCGCGCCCGTCACGCCCAGCGTGCCGCCCACCAGGGCAGCACCCTGGGCGTTCAGCGTGCGGGTGTTGGGGACCGTCACCGCGGTCGTGTTGATCTGCAGCGTGTTCACGCCCAGCACAGCGAATGCGGTCGAGCCAGCGCCCACGCGGAAGTAGCCGGTGTTGGTTTCGTTCAGGAACGACAGGCCCGGCCCGGTGACGTTGCCGTCAGCGATGCGGAACGGCGCCAACATGCCGCCAGCGCCCGTGCGCGACAGCGAGTTGGTCAACTCGTTGGAGATGTCCTCCAGCGTGGTGTTGGCCCACGACGCATCGATTGTGGTGCCTGGCACCACAGGGTTGCCGGCCGGAAGGGTGTAAACACCGGAAAGGTTGCGGGGCATCTCAATCTCCCATCAATTCGTGTTGTACTGGACCGCTGCCTGCGCGGCGAACGGCTGCAGAATCTCAGCGATCGTCCGCGGATCACGAACCTGCATGATTTTCGCAGCAGTCTGCGGGTCGGTCAGAGCGCGTGCGAGCAGTTGCTCGGTCTGGCTCTGCGTGAGCTTGTAGGGCAGGCCAAGCACGCCGCTGCTGATGCTGCCGATCAGCGCGTCGGCCGCTGAAGCCGGGATACCCAGGGGCCCCAGGAACTGCCGCACGACGTTCTGCGCGGCCAGGTATTGCGCCGTCGGCGAGCCCGGTACGCGGGCCAGATCCTGCGCGGCTGCGTACCGCGCCATGTCCTGGCCGACGCCTCGCACTGAGGCGAGCTGCTCGGGCTCAAGCACGCTTTCCATGGTGGCGCTGCGCAGACCAGTCGCCTGCCTGGCCGTCCTGTCAGCATTGCGTAAGGCGTTGGCATAGGAATTGGCATTGACGCGCGCCAGGCTGGAGTTGCTCAGCTCATCCAGCGCGGGCAGCGCTGTTCTACGCAACTGCTCGCCGATGTCCATCTGGTTGATCGGGCGCGACATGGCCTGGTAGGTGCGCCTGGCCTCGCCAAATGCCGGCGCGGCCTCGTCTAGAACTGACAGCAGCTCATCACGAGTGGATTTCAGGGCGCTGGCCAGGTCGGCGTCGCCGGCGGTCTTAGCACGGCCGATCATGCCGCCAAGCTCGTCCACAACCGTCTCCAGGCCGGCCACACTGCCTCGCGGGTCGTTGATGTTGATGCCCTTTTCGCGGCCGCGCGAGCGCGCCGCCTGCATGGCCCGCTGCACCGACGGCCGCTTCATCAGCTCGTTCATGCGCGCCTGCAGCTGCTCAGTCATCTGCAGGCCTTCAGCGCGGGCGCGCCCGTACAACTGGTCGGCGGCCGTCTCACGCGCCGCGTCATAGAACTCGCGCCGGCCATCGGTGCCGGCGAGATCGTCGAGCACCTGGCGGTAGCCAGCCACTTGACGACCACGCGCCTCGGCGAGCGCGCTGGCCACGTCGGTTGACTGGCTGGCAGCACCGCGCTGCAGTTGCGCGATGCCAGGGTCCATCGTGGCCTCGGCCAGCGTCGGGGTGACACCCGGCACGTGGCTGGGCGCATTGACACCTCGAGCCACAGCGCCAGGCTGGCTCTCGAACCGCTGCAGAGTGCGCTTGAGCACCCGCTCGCGGCCGCTTTGCCACAAGGGCTCGATTGCGGCTTTGGCGCCCTTGTAGCCGGCCGCCACCACGCGCCCGGCAGCCTCGCCGCCAGCGCCGGCCAATGCACCGACTCCAGCGCCACCGGCCAGATCCTCTGGGCTTGTGGCTGCGCCAACTGCAGCGCCAGCACCAGCCGCGCCGATGTATGGAGCCGCCATCGTGGCCGCCCGCTGCGAGGCCATTGGCAGCATGCGCGAGCCCGCTTGTACGCCGCGCGTAATAGCCTGCTGGGCTCGGAAACCCGGCACGGCGGTCAGCGCGATGTCGCCGGCGATATTGCCAGCCATGCCGGCGCCCGTGGCCATCAGCGGCTTGTCAATCTCCTCGTCACGCTTTGCGGCCTCGGCGTCGTAATCGCCCAGGCCTACCTTGTTGCTAAGTCGGCGAGCGGTGCGACCCAGGTCGACAAACGATTTGCCTACGCCGGCCAGGAACTTCTCGGTGCCGCTCATGCCCGCGGTCGGGTCCATGCGCTGCGTGTCGAAGTCGATGCGGTCGTAGAACTTTCCCGCCGGGATGTCGGCGTAATACCTTTTGCGCAGCCCCATCAATAGCTGCTCGTCGCTCAGGTCCCCGTACATCGGAAACTGTGCGCGGATGTCGGAGAGCTTGATCTTTTCCACTTACTTCCCCTTGCGCAGGCCGAGAGGATCTGCCGCGGCGCCGTCGTCGTCGCCGATGATGTTGCGTGCATCCACCCCACGCCGCGCGGCCTTGTCTCTGGCCTCAGCTCGACGCTGCTCAACGCGGCGGCCGGCCACATCGGCGATTGAGCCGGCGGCCTGCAGGAACTGCTGCCGCTGGTCTGGGTTGAGCCGCTCGCCACTGATAGCTCGGTTGTACAAGTTGCGCACCTGGTCGGGTACGCTGGCTGCGTTTTGCGCTGTTGCGAATTCGCCCTCGCGCACAACGCTGCCGGGGTCCAGCATCTTCATGTACTGGAAGATGAACGAGATGTCTCCCGCAGCGCTGGCCGGGGTTGCGCGCAGGTTCTGAAACGCCGAGATGACCGTGCGGTCGTTCTTGGTGGCCTGCTCGTAATCGTCGGCCATGCGGTCCTCGACCGTGAACCTGCGATTCGTGTCAGCACCACCCGCCGCGATGCGCTGCACGCCGAGCATGTCCTGGCGGTACTGATTCATCCAGTCCTGCTGTTGCAGGCGGTCACGACGATCGCGCTCAGCACGATCCTGCGCCTCCACCATGCGCTCGAGGCCGCCAGCTTGACGCTCTAGCGCGGTTCGACGTGAATCACGCGATGCAAACGGGTCCTTGATGAACTCGCCAGCCGGCGTGAGCATGCCGCCGCCAACCTTCATGGGCTCGGTCGCGGCCGCCGCGCGCTTCAGGAACTGGGCCTGCACCGGCTGGAAGCTCTCACCTGCGTACTGCGCCGCCAGGGCGTTGAGCATGGCCTGCTCGCCCGACTGGCCTTGCTGACGCGCGAAGGCCTGCAGCGCGGACGTGTCGACGTCCTTCGACTCCAGGTCATCCAGCTCTTGGTACACCTTGCCCAGCCGCTGACGCATGCTCATGGGCAGCGCCTGACCAGGCTGCACGCTGTTGGACAGCGTCCCGCCAGGCGACACCAGCGAGCTCATGGCCATCGGCAGCATGGCCCGCTTGCGGCGCTCGACGTCCTCGGAAAAGGTCAGCGGATCCATGATCAGTACCCCGCAAGAGGATCGCGGTCACCGTAGTCCATGACGCCGGTGCCGGTGATGCCCTGACGCCGGCGGCGCATGTCCTCCAGCGCGCGGCGCTGGCGCTCGTTCATGCCGGCCATGCCAGCGTCCACGCCCTTCTGCTGCTGCCCGGCCATGTAAGCCGTGCCCATCTGCGCGATCGCGTTGGCGATGCCGGGCGCGACGTAGTGCTTGCCCACCATCTGGCCCTGCATCGGCGTCATGGCCTGGCCGCGCAGTGCGTCGACCATGGCCTGCTTGCGCCGCATCTCGTCCTGCTCAGGGCGCATGGCGCCCATCTCCAGCAGGTAGTCGAACATCAGGTTGTCGTTCATTACAGGCCTCCGTAGTTCACCATCAGGTAGCCGTTGGCGTGGCGCTTGACCAGGTCAGGGCGCACGCGCTCCACCTCTTGTGCAATCACACCGCGTTGCGGCATTCCCATCATCGTGTAGTCGTAAATGCCCACGCCGATCGCGTGCGTGCCCACCCGCTTGATGCCTGACTTCAGGCGCCGGTCGGAGAACATGAACGCGGCCGAGCCGAGCTGCGCGCCGGCGCCCAGCAGGTTGCCAAAGCCGGCCTGCTGCGCGTTGTAAGAGCCCAGCGCGGCGTCGTAACCCATCTGCGTGGCGCCCAGGATGTTGGGCGTCTCTGAACGCTGCGCGGCCGCGAACGACGGCATGTTGGGCATGTTGACCTGCTGGCCCGACAGCAGCGCGTTCATCTCGTTGAGAGACATGCCGCGACGCTGCATCTGCTCGGCGATCGCCTGCTGGCGCAGACGGTTGCGCGAGTCGGCGAACTGCTGGTTGAGTCCGAACTGCTGCGCGGCAGCCTGGTTCTGCGCCTGCATGCGGGCGATGTCGAGCGCGGACGCCTGGCCCAGAGCCTGGTTGCCGAACTGACGCGCCTGCAGGTCCTGGTTGAACGCCTGACCGGCCGCCTGGTTGGCGAGGTTGGCCTGGCCCATCATCTGGTTGTAGGCCTGGTTCTGCGCCTGGTTGCCGAAGTTGAACGCGCCCAGCGTCTGGCCATAGGCCTGATTGATCGCCTGGTTGTTCAGGTTGGCGTTGGTGACGTTCTGCTGGAACTGCTGACCCAGCGCCTGGTTGCCGGCCTGCTGAGCCTGCATCGCCTGGTTGAACGCCTGCCCCGTGGCCTGGTTGGCGAACTGGTTTGCAGATAACCCCTGGTTGAACGCCTGGTTGGCGGCCTGGTTGAAGAAGTTGCCGCCAGTGACGTCCTCGTTGAACGCCTGCTGCCGCGAGCCCATCTGCATGCCGAACAGTCGCTGCGCCTCGGCACCAGACTGGTCCAGCGCGTTGAAGCGCTCAGCGGCCTGGCGCTGGTTCAGCTCGTCCAGCGCGCGCTTGTAGCCCTCGCTGCCCAGGTCGAAGCCCTGGTTGGCCAGGCGCGTCTCGAGCTGCTGGCGCTGGTAGTCGTGCACCGGCTGCATGCGCGTCATCAGCTGCGTGGCCACCTGATCGCGGAAGCCGCCGTCGATCTGCGGCAGCATCGGGTTGTCGCCGGTGGCCAGCGAGCGCTGCACAGACTCCGTGCCGGTGCCTCGAGTCAGGTCACCCGTCATGCCGTTGAACCCAGTGTTCAGCGGTTGCTGGCTGACGCCGTAGTTCAAGCCGCCGGTCATCGGCGACATGCCCATCTGCGGGCCGGCAAAGTTGAAGCCGCTCACCACGTTGTTGGCGCGCGAGTCAACACCCGTCTGCAGGCCGCGGGCATAGTCGCCCACGTTCGTTTGCAGGTTGCCGACCGGGTTGGCCTCGGCCATCTGCGGCAGGTTGGCGTAGTCGAACGGGCGCTGATACTCGCTGGCCACGCGGTCCATGAAGTTGCCGGCCAGCTGCGAGCGGTCGTTCTGCAGGCCGATCTGCGCATTCAGCGCCGACTGGAGCGCGGGCGCCAGGGTGTTGTTCTGCGTCCAGGACGTGACCTGCTGACCCGTGGCCGGGTCAATCTGCGAACTCGTCTGCCAGGACTGCGAACCGAACGGCGTGTTGATCGTCGGCCGGTTGGCAAAATTCTGGATGTTGGTCAGCTCTTTAGAAGCTGCCGCTTGCGTGTTAGCCGCACCGATGTAATCAGGTGGTGGAGGTGCTGATCCCTTGCCGCCCATGAGCGTTCTCCTTGATCCAGCGGCACTCGTCGTGTCGCATTTCAAACATTACGCAGTCAACCGTCTCAGCGATCCTGCGGAATCCCAACTTGTCATTCATCCGCAGCGCGTCGTCGAGGTTCTTGGGCGTCAAGCCGTAGATGGCCTCCATGCCGCATTTTACGAATGGATACTCGAAGGCTGCGCGCCACAGGTGCCTGTTCAGCCCATGCGGACCGTCAAACGCCACGTGAATCCAGCAGGCCGACAGCGTCCAGGCGTTAAAACCGACCGCGCAGGCAATCGTCCCGTCATCTCGCATGGACGCGATCGTGCGCAGGTCGCTGCTCCAAGGCAGCCGCGTGCGCCGATTCATCCACTCCCAGACGACCGGGTACTCGCCAGGTTGGTCGGTCACCAGCTTCATAGGTATGCGTACTCCGTGTCGCCGAACTTCTCCTGCAACTTGCGCTCGGCGTCCTTGGCAAACGCGAGCATGTCGAGCTCGTCGATCAGCGCGTTGATGTCGACGATCTCCTCGCGCACGGGGTCTTGGTCCGACATCAGCACGCCGAAGCTGTATTGGTCGCTCTGCAAGTCCGAACCGTTGACGTCGTCGGATGAGCCGGGATCGTCGACGTCGTCCATCAGGACGCCGAAGCTGTACAAGTCACTGGCCAAGTCCGCGCCGTTGACGTCGTCCCCAGATCCGACGTCGTTGGCGTCGTCCATGAGGACGCCAAACGTGTAGTTGTCGCTGGCAAGGTCCGAGCCGTTGACGTCGTCAACGGCACCTAGCGTGTCGTCGTCCATGTCGGACAGCAGCACGCCAAACGTGCCGTTGCCGTCGCCCGCAACTAGGTTTTCACCACCTTCGCCCCAATGGCTCGCGTCGGTTTTGGTGCCGCCATTCGTAACAGTTGGCGGCGTCGGACGCGGAGGAGGAGGTGGCGGCGGCGGGTCCGGTGGCAGGTCCGGTGGCAGGTCAGGCGGCAAATCCGGCGGCAGATCAGGCGGCACCTCTGGCGGCGGCTCAGGCGGCGGCTCAGGAGGAGGCGGCGGAGGCGGCGGAGGCGGTGGGGGCGGTGGGTCCGCCGGCGGCACCTCAACGTCCGGGACTACCGCGTCATCAAGCATTACAAGTGCATCCAGCTTGGGCGAAGGCCGTGGCGGCGGTGGCACCATGGGTGCAGGTGCCGGAGCTGGTGCAGGTGCCGGCGCGAGCGGCTGCGGGATCACCGGACGCGGCGCAGCGGGCGCCATGCTGACGGGAGTGTGAGCGGCAAACTTCTGACGCACAAACGGCGCCAACGCCATTCCGTTCTGCGGGTTGTCGTAGAACCGGATGCCGGGGTTAGAAAGGCCTGGCGCGGACGTACCGCGCAGGGCCTCGATGAGTGCGCTCGTCGGCGCTGCAGGTGCTGTTGCCATCACATCACTCCACCGATCTCAGTCATCACATGCGCGGCCGTGAACACGGTCTGCGGCAGGCCTCGCACCTTCATGCACAGCGAGCCGTAGTAGCCCAGGCCGGCAGTGCCAGCCCAACCTTGATAGGTGTTCTGCCCGGCCCATGTGGCCACGTTCCACACCGCCGTATCCCACAGTCCCGTGTCGTCGCCGCTGTAGAACGGCGAGCCGCCGATCGGCGTCAGCTGGAATTGCGTGTTGATCTGCACCTTGATCGAAGGCGCCGACAGCGCGATAAAGATCGGACGCACCATGCCGAACTTCTTGTTCTGCGCGGGCGTGCCGAAGTGCGTGAACGCGCCCTGCATCTCGCCTTCGACGTAGTTACCGCCAGCGCCGACCGAGTCGACAGCATCACGGTCGCCGAACAAGCCCTTGCACGTCAGGCCGTCGTCGGTGCCGAAGTAGAGCTCGCCATCGATCACGGTCGCGCACCGCATTGGCATGCCCTCAAAGTCACACCAGGCGCCCGTGGTGACGTTCATCGCAAATTGGCGATACGTGCCGCCGTCGTTGGGCAGCTTGATCACAAGCACCTCGGACGACGGCACCACGAACACGTTGAAGAACTTCTCGTTGCGCAGCTTGCGCACGAGCGGTGCGAACACCGACTGAATCTTCGACGCTGGGCCGCCGGCCTGAACGTCCTGCGAATACTGGCCAGTGATGAGGCGCGACATCGGCACCAGGCCGAGCTCACTCACGATCATCACGTCGCCGCCAAACGGCGTGAAATATGTTCCGTGCCGCGGAACAGGTCCCACGTACCAGACGCCTTTCAGATTGAACGTCGCTGCATTGGTAGGGTCAGTGCCCTCCCACACACCGATGTCGCCCTCGGTGCCGACCGCGACCAAGAAGTCGTCGACACTGAAGCCGGCGTCGATCGTCCAGTTGAACAGCGCCGAGATGTAGCCGCCGTTGCGCAGGATCGAGCCCATGGGCAGCGCATCAGCGTGCCCCTGGATGTCGTTGACGTTGCGCATGTAGTACACACGCGAGTCGCCCTCGACCGTGAACCAGATGCGCCGCTTCCACACGGCAACGGTGCGCACGCTGGTCGACAGTCCTACCGTCGATGCAGTGCGGTCAACCCAGCCGCCGGTGGCGTCGTAGGTCCAGTACCCAGCGCCTGGAGAGACAGCCAGCAGGTAGGTGCCGGCGGCCGTGGAGAACTGCGTCGTCCACCACTCGTCGTCGGTGCTGCCGGTGCCGCTCGGGGTCATGTCGACCGGCGCGCCGCCCGACGTGACGTCGTAAATTTTTCCGTTCGCGGCCATGAACACGCGGTTGTCAGCCGGGTCCGGTGCCGTGTAGCTAAAGATTGACTCCACCGACTGCGCAACGCTGGCGACTTCCACCGCGCTGGCGTAGGCCTGCCAGCCCTTGCGCAGCTCCACGCCCTGCTGGCGCGGGATGAAGTTGGTCAACACCAGCGCATCAGTGGGCTGCATTGCGCTGATCGGGTCGCGGTAGTTCAGCCCGCCAGTAGGCGCGGGGATGACGGCGACCTGCGCTGTCTGCGCGGCGGCCGCCCTTCGCGGCGTCTTGAAGGGTTTGACCGGGATCAGCGGCATGGTTTACGCCCCCATGCCCGTGTCGGGCGTATTGATCAGCGGCTGGATGTACGGGAAGCGGAAATCGCGCGCCATGGTCAGCACCGGCGCGCCCTTCTCGGAATTCTTGCGGTTCTCGAACGCGATGTTGAAGTCGCGCATCGCGGCACTGCTGTCTAGGCCCTTCATCTCGAGCCACTTGACTCGTGTGTACAACGTGATGACGGTCGAATCGAGCAGGGACACGTCGCCGTTCTGCGTCATCCGGTTTTTGAACAGCGTCGGATCGTTCTGATCGCGCACCCAGCCGGCCGAGACGTAGAACACGTTCATCGTCTGCGGCGAGTTGGGCGGCGCCAGCACGTAGATCTTGTTGTCGCGGACCTGCCAGTAGAACGACAGCGTCGGCAGCGTCGTGCGGATCAGCAGCTGCTGCCACATCTGCGCCGACACCGGGCCCAGCGAAGGGAACTGCGTCGTCGCGTTCCAGTTTGTCTGGTCGATCCAGCGGTACAGGTCATCCGGCAGGGCGAAGCCCTTTTCCTTCTGACCGTTGCTGTCCGACTGGATGGGGATCTGGTAGTTCTTGATCAGCTCCTGCCACTCGAACATCGACAGCAGCTCGTTGCCGGCCATGTTGGCCGCCTGAACCATTTGCTGGACCGCGGGGTCCTCCGAGCCGGCAGGATCTGCAGGGACGGGGTAGGCCACCATCCCGGCCACGTTTTGCACGATGGCCGAGAGGGTCGATTCGTTGACGATCTGGAAGGCCATCCCCGTCCTCCGGTTTACTCAGCGTCGGCCGTGGCTGCGACCT